TGCAATGACAAAAGAATCGTGTGATTCTATTGTTGAGTATCTTTCACAAAGAAATGATGCTTTTGAAAATCTTGAGGAAGGAGTATTTGACCCAAAAAAGTCAAAAATGAGACCAGCATCAGAAAGAACAAAAAATACAATGACTGATGCTCAAAGAGCAGCAGCAAGAAAAGAAGCAGCAAGAACAGCAGAAATTCACAGCAAAGGTGAAACTGTTCTTGCTGGTATGAGATCTCAAGGTAAGAGAGGTAAAGTCAAAACTACCCCTGATGCAAAACCTGCAGCACCTGAAGCAAATAGAACTGTGAGAGGTCGTTATGATAAACTTGCAAAAGCAGCAACTTCTGTTTTGAAGAGTGCTCAAAGATAAATAATTGTAAGTCTATAAAGGTTCAATTATGTCTGCATTAATCGCCTGGTGTGTTGCTAATCAAGGTTTAATTGCAACAGTTTTGTTTGCAATTTCAGAAACTCTTGGAGCAAATCCAAAAGTCAAATCTAATGGAATTCTTTCACTTATTATCCTTCAGGTTCAAGCACAACTGAAGAACAAAGGTGCAAAAGATTTAACACCCTGAATATAATTTACAATCTATTTTAATGGGAGATCCTTTGAGGGTCTCCCATTTTTATAAATAATTTAAGAAAGAAACTACTTAGGTAAAAAGAATGGCACTCTGGGGAAATAACGATAACAAAGGTTCAGGTGGAACAGTATCTTTAAATTATTCAACTTTGGTAGTTACTGGATCTGGAACAACCTTTGGCCAAGTTGGAGCTGCTGCTACTGGTAATGTAATCAGATTTGGATTTAGAGGTTCGAATGGAACTTATTTTGGAGATGCCGTTATTGTTGGAATTGCAAGCACCACTCAACTTTCCATTGCATCTACTGCTGGATTAAGTGGAGCTGCAATTGCCTCTACAAGTTTTTATATTAGTGAACTTCCAAAATATACAGTTTTAGATTCTACTTTCAGTGAAGCATCTTATGGTGTAAATGATAAGCAAGTCTATGGAATCTCAACATCCTCTGAGTATGTTCCTGCTGCTTACAGAGGATTTACCCATCAAGGTTGGGTTGGCGTTACAACTTACACAGATATGCATGGTAATGTAAGAGTTAAGAGTGAAGTTCTTGTTGCAATGTCTGGCATCACAACTGGAACTGATGGAATTATCTATCCAACACCTAAAAAATAATCTATGAAGTTTGATGAATTGAATGAGGACAACTATATTTTATTTGCTATCAAATATTATGATAATCCTCAAGCAGTAACTAAAGAAGATTTTTTTGAAGATTTAAGTAGATTTAAATATATCAAAAAATTGTTGAGGAGATATGTAAAATCTGGAGAGTTGAAAACAACCCTTCTGATTAATCATTTTATTATTGTTTTTAATGTTTTTAATGATGCTGCTTTGCCACTATTGTTTTTTAAAATAGAAAAAGAATTGTGGTCTTCCATGAAGACCTTTTTATTGTATTTGAATAGGATACCTGAATATCCTAAATCATTTTTAGATGATATTCCAGTTGATGAAAATTGTCTAAAAATCTTGGAATCCCTATAATGGAAAATTCAAAATTAGACCTAATCATAAATATTATTAGAGAGGAAATGACCGCCACAGGTGGAAATTTAGCAGGACTTCCTCCAGAAGAACCACCAGTAAATAGAAAGAAAAAGGGAAAATCAATATTTTTAGGACCAAAATCAAGAACTGCTTGGCTTAGAAATATTCAACAAAGATGAATCATGTTTCCACCATCATCAACAGATACTAAAATTGCAATCCTAGAAGAAAGATTATCTGTGTATGAACAGATGATGGAAAGGATTGATACAGCAATTCAAAAGATTGGAGAGACAAGTCAAAATATCAGTCAGATGTTAGCTGTTCATAATGAAAAAATTGAACAGTGTAATAGAACTGATAGTTTAATTGTGACTATGATTGAAGATATTAAGAGAACTTCAAAAGAACAGCATGAGGAAATAAGCAAGGAGTTGGGAGAAAGAATAACAAAAGTAGAAGAGAAAGTAGAAGGTCTTTCAAAATTTAAATGGCAAGTTTTAGGAGCATTTGTGGTTGTTGGAGTCTTATTAAGATTTGCTCCACCAGTATTTTCCTTCTTGACACAATCACCCTCCTCAACTACAATAGAGAGATCAAAGTAGTATTGTGTTTTTGTAATGAGTTTTATTGATGCCAAGTATATTGGATTAGTATCCCCAAGATTACAAAAATTTAAACAAGTAAAAAATAATCTTTATAATTTCAGATGTCCCTACTGTGGAGATTCACAGAGGCACAAGAATAAAGCAAGAGGGTACATCTACCAACTCAAAAATGATCACAATTACAAGTGCCACAACTGTGGTATGTCAAAATCTTTTACTAATTTCTTAAAAGATTTGGATCAATCTCTTTATGACTCTTATGTTATGGAGAGGTATAAGCAAGGAATTACTGGTAAGAATTCTAATACCCCAAATCCAACCTTTAATTTTCAAGAGCCTATTTTTAAGAATCTAAAACAATTTGATCTGCCAACCATAGAAGAACTAAATATTGAGCATCCAGCAAAAGTATATTTACAGAATAGAAAAATTCCAGAAAAGTTTTTAAAACAATTGTACTACTGTGAAAACTTTAAAAAATGGACAAATGAACAAAAATATACTTTTGAATCTACAGATCGAGATGAACCAAGAATCATCATCCCACTTATAAACAATGGGGAAGTCATAGGGTTTCAAGGTCGTAGTTTAAACAAAAATTCTAAAATTAAATACATTACAATCATTTTGAATGAACATTCTCCAAAGATTTATGGTCTTGACAATGTAAATTGGGAAAAAACTGTTTATATTACTGAAGGTCCAATTGATAGCATGTTCATTGATAATGCTATTGCTATGGTTGGTGCTGATATTGACAAGATGTTTTTATTGAGTAATTTTGATGTTCATTTTGTAATGGTTTATGATAATGAAAAACGAAATAAACAAATTGTAGAAAGAATGGAAAAGGTAATTGATCTTAAATTACCTATTGTGATTTGGCCATCAGATGTTGGTGAAAAGGACATTAATGATATGGTCCTAGCTGGACTTGATGTTAATGGCATGTTAAAATCAAATACATATTCTGGTTTAGAAGCAAAAGCAAAACTTATTAGTTGGAAACGAGTATGAGTAACGGAACAAAAGTAGTCAAGAGAAATGGTAATATTGAATCTCTTGATTTAGATAAAATGCATGTGATGGTTGAAGAAGCTTGCAAAAACCTTGCAGGTGTATCTGCATCACAAGTTGAGATGCAATCTGGTATTCAATTTTATGATGGGATTACTACAGCAGAAATTCAAGAAATCTTGATTCGTAGTGCTAGTGATCTTATTGATTTAGATCATCCAAACTATCAGTATGTTGCAGCAAGGTTGCTTTTGTTTGCTCTGAGAAAAAGTTTGTATGGTGGTATTAAAGATTTCCCACATCTGGAACAACACATCTACAATTGTGTTGAGAAAGGTGTCTATGATAATGAGATCTTTATTAAATACTCTAAGGAGGAAATTGATAAGGCAAATTCATTTATTGATCATGACAGGGATATGTTGTTCACCTATGCTGGTCTTCGCCAGGTAGTTGACAAATATCTTGTTCAAGATAGAAGTGCTGGTAAAGTTTATGAAACTCCCCAGTTCATGTATCTGATGATTGCTCTTACAATCTTTGCAGAATACCCAAAAGAAACTCGTTTAGATTACGTTAAGAGATACTATGACGCAATCTCAAAGCATAAAATCAACATTCCTACGCCAATCATGGCAGGTGTTAGAACCCCACTTCGTCAATTTGCAAGTTGCGTTCTTGTTGATGTTGATGACACCCTTGATAGCATCTTCAGCTCTGATATGGCAATTGGTAGGTATGTTGCTCAAAGAGCAGGAATTGGTATCAATGCAGGTCGCATCAGGGGCATCAATAGTAAAATCAGAGGTGGAGAAGTTACGCACACTGGGGTTGTTCCTTTCCTTAAAAAGTTTGAATCAACTGTACGATGCTGCACGCAAAATGGGATTAGAGGTGGATCAGCAACAGTCCACTTCCCCATCTGGCACCAAGAAATAGAAGATATTATTGTACTGAAGAATAATAAAGGAACAGAAGATAACAGAGTTAGAAAATTAGATTATTCAATTCAAATTAGTAAACTTTTCTATGAAAGATTTATCAGTAATCAAGAGATCTCACTCTTCAGTCCACATGCTGTTCCTGGTCTGTATGATGCTTTTGGCACTGATAGATTTGACGAGTTATATGTATCTTATGAACGAGATACAACTATTCCAAGAAAAACTATTGGTGCTCAAGAACTCTTTCTGGAACTCCTAAAAGAGCGTGCAGAAACTGGTCGTGTTTACATTATGAACATTGACCACTGCAACTCACACTCATCTTTCTTGGACAAAGTTGAGATGAGTAACTTGTGTCAGGAGATTACACTTCCTACCAGACCACTGCAGCACATTGATGATCCTGAAGGTGAAATTGCTCTGTGTATTCTTTCTGCAATTAATGTAGGTAAAGTTAAATCAGACGAAGAGTTTGAAGAACTTTGTGATCTCTCAGTCAGAGGACTGGAGGAACTGATTGATTATCAGAACTATCCAGTTGAAGCAGCAGAGATATCAACCAAGGCACGTAGGTCCCTTGGAGTAGGTTTTATTGGTCTTGCACACTATCTTGCCAAGCTTGGGTATAAGTATGACTCACAGGAGGCATGGGATGCTGTTCATGGACTTTCTGAATCATTCCAATACTTCCTTTTGAAGTCGTCTAATCAAATTGCTAAGGAAAAGGGAGCATGTAAGTATTTTAATAGGACCAAGTATTTCCAAGGTATTCTTCCTATTGATACATACAAGAAAGACGTAGACGAAATTTCCTCCACTCCATATCAACATGATTGGGAAACTTTACGTGCCAACATTCAGGCACATGGTTTACGACATTCAACACTGTCAGCACAGATGCCATCGGAGAGCAGTTCCGTTGTGTCAAATGCCACAAATGGGATTGAGCCACCAAGAGGTTATCTGTCCGTTAAAAAATCAAAGAAAGGACCTCTTAAGCAGATTGTCCCTGGGTATCAAACCCTTAAAAACAATTATACGCTTCTGTGGGATATGCCTAGCAATACTGGGTATATTAATATTGTTGCAGTTATGCAGAAGTTCTTTGATCAGGCAATTTCTGGAAACTGGTCCTATAATCCAGAACACTTTGAAAATTCTGAAGTACCTGTTAGCATAATGGCACAAGATCTTTTGACCACCTACAAGTATGGGTGGAAGACTTCTTATTACCAGAATACATACGATAATAAGACAGATGAAGTAAAGGAGGAACCAAATATTAATCTGCAAGAACTTGTCCAAGAACTACTACAAGGAGAGGAAGACTGTGAATCCTGTAAAATTTAGAACAACTTCAGAAGAAAATAAAATTATGAATGGAATGACGGTATTTAATACCAATAGTGTTGACTCTAAAAAACAACCAATGTTTTTTGGACAACCTCTTGGTATTCAACGATATGATACTTACAAGTATCCTATTTTTGATAAACTAACTACACAACAACTTGGATACTTCTGGAGACCTGAAGAAGTCTCACTTCAAAAGGATCGTTCTGATTACCACACGCTTCGTCCAGAACAAAAACATATCTTTACTTCAAATCTTAAGTACCAAATTCTTCTTGATTCTGTTCAAGGACGTGGACCAAGTATGGCATTTGCCCCATACTGTTCACTACCTGAATTGGAATCTTGTATGAAGGTCTGGGAATTTATGGAGATGATTCACTCTAGATCCTATACATATATTATCAAGAACGTTTATTCTAATCCTTCTGAAGTATTTGATTCCATTTTAGAAAATCAAAATATTCTAGAACGTGCAGAATCAGTTACTGGGGCTTACAATGAATTTATTAATTCTGCTCAGCAGTATGGAACATCTAATGATTGGATCTTTGCTCAAGAAGGTGCTGGATATGCAAAAGAGGGTAGAATTGAACTAAAGAGGAAACTTTACAGAGCAATTGCAAATGTCAACATTCTCGAAGGTATCAGGTTTTATGTCTCGTTCGCTTGCAGCTTTGCATTTGGTGAACTCAAACTTATGGAAGGATCCGCTAAAATTATCTCTCTCATCGCAAGAGACGAAAATCAGCACCTTGTCATTACTCAGAACATCCTCAATAAGTGGCGCGAAGGAGATGATCCAGAGATGCAACAGATTGCTAAAGAAGAAGAAGAGTGGGTGAGGTCTGCTTTTGAAAATTGTGTCAATGAAGAGAAGCACTGGGCAGAGTATCTGTTCAAGGATGGTTCTATGATTGGTCTGAATGACAAACTTCTACATCAGTATGTTGAGTGGGTTGCCAATCGTAGAATGAAAGCAATTGGAATCAAACCACTGTATGATATTGCTGCAAAGAATAATCCACTTCCTTGGACTGAACACTGGATTTCATCTAAAGGTCTTCAAGTTGCTCCACAGGAAACAGAAGTTGAATCTTATGTGGTTGGTGGTATCAAGCAAGATGTGAAGAAAGATACCTTTGCAGGATTCAAACTGTAGCAGATTATACAAAATAACTTATATAAATTAAAATACGTTCATTTGCTATTTGCAAATAGCAAACGGAAGTAAGGAAACTGAAGGAACGCACCAATACCCACAAAGTAAAGGAGCAAACCTATGGCACTTATTCTGATTAAACAAAAAATGCTTAAAGAGATGAGATTAAAACAAGCTCAGCTCTACATGGCTATGGTGTGAATATGAGAGGGTCTTATGACCCTCTTTTTTTATAAATACTTAAAAAGTTTATAACCATGTTGTCACCTAAAGAATTCCAAGAACTTTATATCTCAATGTATGAAGCAAGAGATGATGATGCGAGGGAGATGAGACGTCTTGCTGCTGCTGAAAGACGTGCAGGTAACTCTGATAGAATGGATTCAAAAGTTGCTGCCAAGTATGCAAGTTCAGAAGCAAGATCAGCAGAAAGAGCAGATAAGAAATCAAAAGGTAAGCACATTCATGGGACTGTTGATGAAGCAGTTTATGGTGGTGAACCAAAGAAGCAAGAAGAACCAAAAGATACCAGAATGACAGTGACTGCTGCTGATAAGAAAGCAAATACAAAAGCATGGCAGAACTATCAATCAGGACATAAAGGATATAAAGCTGCTCCACATCTTGGTGAAAGTGCAGTTCCTGGAAAACCAGCAGAAAAACTTGGTGCTGTAACTTCTATACCAAAAGATGAGCAAGATGCTGCAAGACAAAGAACACTTGCAAAAGCTGCTGCTATGAGAGCAAAAAAAGGTATTACTAAGGAAGAACTTGAACTTGAATTAAGAGCACACTTAAGAGAGCGTGCACTTGATGCTGCAGAGAAAAGAGAAAAGGAAAGTGTCTTTAAAGCAATCAAGCCTTCAAAGCTTGCAAAGACATATCCAGAGAAGTCCCCTGAAGAACTCAAGAGTTTGAGATATGCTATCTCCACTTCTCAAGCCAAGAAGAACATGGACACCTCAAGATCAGACAAGAGGTATGGGGTAGAGAGATGATGGAAAAACCTGATTTAGAGAGCAGAAAAAAAGGTCCAAGGAAGCCATCTCAATTAGCACAGAAGGCAAAATTGGATAGATTAATTGCTCAAATCAGGGCAAAAAAAGAGCGTGAATCTAACTAAGCATCAAAAACAATTAATAATAGTAAGTGTAGTTACTACAGGAATAATTACAATTCTTTCTCAGTGTACAAAAATATCAGAAAATAGTCTGTGGGATATCTTTGATGAGATTCAAAGAAAATATTTCCCACAGACTATTTTTAATGAATTGGTTATCAAAGATCCTGAAAAATTAAACAGAAGGATTGAACGAGATGTTGATAGGGCTATCAGAGACTATGAGCACTGGGAGTCCTCTCTGCCCCCCAGAATGACCAACAAGACCATCTTAGAGGGTCTGGAGTCCCCAAGATTCTCTGGAACCCAAAGATTGATCGTGAGGGATGCTATCTACTATGAGTGTCCAGGAGGAGTCATGGGCATCAGAGGAGCATGGGTTGACAAAGATCCCAACTGTGATTAGAATCACTCTGTTAAGGGTGAAAGATAAATACTAGCTCATAAGATACTTTAAGATGAGCTATGATAATCCTTGGAGATATCAAGGAGAGATCTTTGAATCAGAAGATATTCAAGATCACTTTGGGTTTGTTTATTTAATAGAGTGTTCCCAGACCAACAGGAAATATTTGGGTAGAAAATA